AGATCAATTTAAAAATAAATTAAATAAAAAATCAATCATATATGTTGATACAAGAGAGCAAAGTTGGTTAAAATTTGATACAAAGTTCGAAATAAAGACTTTACCATTTGGAGATTATTCTTGTAGTAACGATAATTGTAAATGCTTTATAGAAAGAAAAAGTTTAAGTGATTTTATAAGCACGTTAAGCGTTAAAAATTTTGATAGATTTAAAAACGAAATAGACAGAGCAAAAAAAAGTGGAGCATATTTGATTGTTATAGTCGAAGAAAAACTGTCTAATGCGCTTAGCTTTCAATATCTTCCACATATTAGCAAAAAAATCAAAGCAACTCCAGAATATATATTTCATAACGTCAGAGAATTATTGCAGAACTATGATAATCTACAATTTCTTTTTGTAGACGGAAGAGGAGAGATGACAAGAGTAATTGAATCTATTTTTACATCAAATTGCTTCTACAAACAAATAGACCTTCAGTTAGCTTATGACCTAAAATTATTATGATATACTCTCCAGATAAATATAAAAAAGATTATCCAGACATTAATAAAGAATTAATGGAGCTCAAAGGCATTCTTAACGATAAAGATGCAAAAATTTCTCTTGCTAAATTTTTAAGAGCTAACCTAGGCTTTACTACCGAGCTTATAAGTGGAATTAAATTAGCACCATATCAAGAAATTCATCTTAAGGCTTTATTAAACAGAAACTTTAGCATGTGCGTATTTGGTCGAGGTTGTGGTAAGAGTTTTATCGCAAGCGTTTTTTGTTTTCTTCAATGTGTTTTTGAGCCTAATACTAAAATTCTAATTGCAGGACCAACTTTTAGAACAGCCAGATTCATATTTAATAATCTAGAAAAAATTGTAAATAGTAAAGGCGCAGAACTTCTTCAGCAAGCTTTTGGTTCAAAAAGTAAAAGAAATGATCAATACGAATGGTCAATCAATGGCGGAAGTATCGTAGCTATTCCATTAAGCGGAGAAAAGATCCGAGGATTTCGCGCTAACGTACTTGTACTTGACGAGTTCCTTTTGTTATCTGAAGATATTGTAAAAACTGTTTTAATGCCATTCTTGGTTGCTCCACAAAATATGAAAGAACGAATGGAGATTAGGGAAATGGAAGATGCTCTAATAAGAGAAGGAGCAATGAAAGAAGAAGATCGAATGGTTTTCGAAAATAATAGTAAAATGATAGCTCTTTCTTCTGCAAGCTATACATTTGAAAATCTTTATAAAACATATAATGAATGGGTAGAAAAAATTCACTCAAAAGAAGAGACAGAAGCATCTTATTTTGTGTCTCAATTAAGTTACGAAGCTCTGCCATTAGAAATGATAGATAAAACTATTATTGAAGAAGCTCAAAATGGAGGATCAAGTCATAGTAGTTTCTTAAGAGAATATTGTGCAAGATTTATTGATGGTAGCGATAGTTATTTTAGTGCAAAAAAAATGGAAGAATGCACCATTCCAAATGGTCAATCACCTCATACTTTAATGAAAGGGACTTCAGGAAAAAAATATATCCTTGGTATTGATCCTAATATGAGTGATAGTCCAAATGCAGATTATTTTGCTATGGCAGTAATGGAGATTGATGAAGAAACTAAAACTGGTACATTAGTTCATACTTATGCTGGATTAGGAAATTTAAAAAATCATGTTAATTATTTATATTATATAATGACTAATTTTAATATTGTATTTATGATTTTGGATAATGCTGGAGCAGACGTATTTCTTTCTGCTTGTAATCAATCTGAATTATTTAAAAGTAATAATTTAATACTTAATACTTTTGAATTTAATTCTGATTTAGAAGGCGCAGACTATGATCAAGAAATTAAAAAAGTTAGAAATAGTTATAATTTAGAATCAAAGAAAATAGCTTTCAATCAAGTATTCACTAGTAATTTTATTCGTAAAGCAAACGAACACCTACAAGCCTCTATTGATTATAAGAAAGTATGGTTTGCTAGTAAAACTTGTGCAAGCGATAGCTTTTTTGAATCTCAATTTAATCAAAATATACCAATAGATTTAATGAAAACAGAAGAAAAGAAAGATTGGTCTACTCTTGATTTTATTGAAAATCAGGACGATTTTATATATCAAACTAAAAAACAATGTACTCTAGTAGAGCATTCGTCAACAGCTAGAGGCACTCAATCGTTCGATTTACCACAGCATTTAAAAAGAAGCTCTTCTGCAAATAAAGCAAGAAAAGATAATTATTCTGCACTTTTATTAGTAAATTGGGGTTTAAAGTGCTATAATGATATAATAAACGCTCCAAAAGAAGAAATATCTCAGACTTTTACCCCAATAATGATAAAATAAGTGTAATATCTTTAAATAAATGAGTAAAAAAAATAAAATTCAAGAAGTTAAAGCGTCTTTAGCTATACCAAAAGAAGATACTACCCCATTAATGGTTTATGGATCTGATACATCAACCGAGAAAAGAGCTAAAATTTCAGAAATAAGAGCAAACACGACTTCCTCTAGAAGAAACTCATCTTCTACAATAGAAAAAACAAATAGATTTAGTAATATAGATACTGGATTAATTCCTTTTAGATATTCTAATTATGTAAAAAATCTTTCCACTTTAGACGTAAGAGACTCTATTATTCTATGTCAAAAAGCTTATTATAATGTAGCTATTTTCAGAAACACAATTGATTTAATGAGTGAATTTTCGAATAGCTCAATTTATTTAACTGGCGGTAGCCAAAAATCAAGAGAATTTTTTGAGGCATATTTCAAAAAGATTAATTTAGCAAGTTTTCAAGATCAATTTTTTAGAGAATATTATAGAAGTGGAAATGTATTTACTTACAGATTTGATACTTCTTTAAGTAGCGAACAACTTTTAAAAATAACACAAACTTTTGGTTCTAAATTAAAATCTATAGCTCAAGATGGAGAAATTAAACTTCCAGCGAGATATACAATAATTAATCCAGCAGACGTTTATGTTGGTGGTACAGTTAATTATTCTTTTAATACATATTATAAATTATTAAGTGATTACGAATTAGAAAGATTACGAGATCCAAAAACAGATGAAGATATTGAAGTTTATGATAACCTTCCTCCAGAAACTAAAGATAAAATAAAAAATAAAAATAACTCTTATATTCTTGTGCCACTAGATAGAACTAAATTAGCAGCTGTATTCTATAAAAAACAGGATTACGAGCCGCTTTCTATTCCAATGGGATTTCCAGTTCTTGATGATATCAACTGGAAACTTGAAATGAAAAAAATGGACATGGCAGTAACAAGAACCATGCAACAAGCTGTTCTTCTTGTTACAATGGGGACTGATCCAGAAAAAGGTGGCGTAAATCAAAAGAATTTACAAGCAATGCAATCCTTATTTGAAAACCAAAGCATTGGAAGAGTTCTTATTGCCGACTATACAACTAAAGCCGAGTTTGTTATTCCAGATATAGGCAATCTTATTGGGCCACAAAAATACGAAGTTGTTGATAGAGATATTCAAATTGGTTTAAATAATATTCTCATAGGAAGTGAAAAATTTGCAAACACAAGTATTAAAGTTCAAGTGTTTGTTCAAAGATTAAAGCAAGCAAGAGAAGTCTTTATTAATGAATTTTTAATTCCAGAAATTAGAAGAATGAGCAAAGACATTGGTTTTAAAAATTTTCCAACACCAGTTTTTCAAGATATTGATATCAAAGATGATGTTCAATATTCCAGAATTTACAATAGATTAGTTGAATTAGGAGTATTAACCGCAGAAGAAGGACTTACTGCAATTGAAACTGGAAGATTACCAACTCAAGAAGAGTCTATAGAGTCTCAAAGAAAATTCAAAGATTTAAGAGATCAAGGTTTTTATCAACCACTTATTGGTGGAAACGCAGCTGGTCAAGCTGGAAGACCATCAGGTTCTACTGGAATACCTCAATCTACAAAAAATGTTAAACCAATTGGCTCTAAAGCTAATTTTTCTGTATCAAAAATAAAAGAGAATATATTAGCAGCTCAAAATCTTGAAGAAGAAGTAAAATCTTCTGTTAGAAAAAAACTTAATATTAAAAAATTAAGTAATCAGCAAAAAGAAGACGCAGAAAAAATCTCAGAAATTATTATAGCTAACGAAAATCCAGAAAATTGGTCATCTAAAATCGAAGAATATATAGAAAAACCTTTTGATAAAAATCAGGATAATATTAATCAAATACAAGAAATAGCTTCTGAACATCAAGTCACAAGCTATTTAGCTAGTTTATTATATCATAGCAAATTTTAATCTATAGGTGTAAATCTACTAAATGCGTACATTTAATGGATTACAAATTTTTACGGAGCAATTGACCAATAGTGGTCAATTGGATGCTAGATACATAAGGATTACTGGAGATCAGAATGTATACGACCTTAAGACTTTTAATGATGGTTTAGTTTTATCCAATTCTGAGGGTATTCCAGCAGGTTCTTATCCAGTTTCAAGTCCAGAAGGAGTAACAGGACAAATGATATTCTCGTCTCCACATATTTATATTTGCACAGAAGTAGACCAAAATAACTCTTTATATACTTGGAAAAGACTAATGATACAGGAGTTTCCATTATGAGTTTAACAACAGCACAAGTATATAGCGTAAATGAAGCTGGAGTTCTTACAGCAATTCCTAATTTCATATTTAAAACTGATTCAACAGGTTCTGCAATTCTAGGCGGATGCTGCTCCGATATTACATCTACAGAGATTAGATCACCAAATTATTATACCGATTATATCGATCCACGAATTGCTACAGATGGTTTTGGACAATACAATCCATTCGAAACGAAAGGAACAAGTTCCGCTATTGTAGGTGGTGCTAACAATTGTACGCTGGATTCTGAAGGTTCTTTCATAGGGGCAGGCCAAGACAATTTTATATCTGGTAGGACACTTGTTCAATATGTAGGATCTATAATGGGTACTCCTCGTACACTTACTTTAAATCATGGCTCAAGAAATTTTATTGGTGGTGGAACTGCAAACACTGTATGTAGTTCAAAATCTGTAATTGTTGGTGGACATGGGAACATGATAAAAGGAGTTAGTTTTTGTTATGGGCAACCATGGAATCTTCCATATTCTACGACCATTAGTGGTGAATATGCGGATCGCCTTACCGTTCTTTATTCATCAGATGGATTTGGATTATGTAATATAAAAAATGGTCCTGGATATAATGGAATAGTTGGAGGCAAAAACAATTGCATTAATGCAATCTACTCAATTATTGGTGGTGGTTTTAATAATAGAATTATTTCTGATCAAGAAGTTGTTTCGATTGGTGGAGGTTACGGATTTTTAGGATCAAATAATAGTGGTAAATTTGATTTTATTGGAGGAGGTTGCAATAATACTGTAGCTAATACTTGTAGTTCTACTATCGTCGGAGGCCGCGATAATTGTCTAAATTTATCTAATGATAGTTCACTTGTTGGGGGTCGTGGAAATTTTATATCTGGATCATCTGAAGGTAATAGTTTAGTAGGTGGAATTTATAATAAGATTATAGGCGGATCGTATCAATTTATAGGGGGCGGTATTGAAAATATAATATTTGATGCATCTTGTTCTGCTTTGGTTGGAGGATCTCAAAATTCAATAATTAGTAATAGGAGAAGAGGTCGAGACGCAGATGTATTAAATATTATCGCTGGTGGATGTAATAATATTATTATTGGTGGATGCAGCTCAATAATTGGAGGATCAGATAATACAATAGATAACACTATTTGCTCTTCAATAATAGCGGGATCAAATAGCACAATAACTGCAACATGTGGAACAATTTTAGGAGGACAATGCGTTGTCATATCCCACACGGGAGCAGCTATGATTGGAGATCATACCGAAAGAATTAAAAATTCCGTAGGGAAAGATACATTAACTTTAGATTTTGTAAGTGGTACTTATATTAAGAATAAAATAATCTTCCAAAACGATAATTACATACCATCAACCTCTACATCATTTGGAATTAGTGGTCAAATTGTATATGATAGCAATTATCACTATAGACATGATGGAAAAAAATGGAAAAGAACAGTTTTATCTGAATTTTGATTTAATTATTTTTTTTGAAAAATATTTGTGTAAATCTATTAAATGCGTACATTTAATGGTTTACAGGTATTTACTACTCAATTAACTAATTCTGGTCAATTAGATCTTAGGTATATTAGAATTACTGGGGATCAAGATGTACAAAATTTAAAAACTTTTAATGATGGTTTAGTTTTATCTAATTCTCAGGGTATTCCAGTGGGTTCTTATCCTGTATCTAGTCCAGTTGGAGTAACTGGGCAGATGATATTTTCCTCTCCACATATTTACATATGCACAGAAGTAGACCAACCTAACAACTTGTATACTTGGAAAAGACTAATGATACAGGAGTTTCCATTATGAGCTTAAAATCAGTCCAAACATACGAAGTTGACGCTAATGGAGTTCTTAAACCAGTTCCTGGGTTAGTTTTTGCTACTGATACAACTGGAACAATTGTGTTAGGTGGAAAATGTAATAATATTCAAATTAATTCTTATGTATTAGATAGGAATTTTTCTGATAATAGATATGAATATGGTCCACAACTTCATTTTGAAGCGGATGGATCTAAACCTAATGGAGATTCTCCTGGTACACCGCAGTATGGAACTTCTGCTGCAATAACTGCAGGAGTTAATAACTCTATAGTAAATGGTCAAGCATCATTTATTGGAGCTGGTCAAGAAAACTTGATAAGCGGAGAAACAAGAGCTGTTTATGTAAGATATGAACAATATATAAATAATCAAGTAGTTGGAACCAATTACGAAACACATAACAGCTTTGGATCAAAAAGTTTTATTGGCGCAGGATCAGCCAATAAGATATTTAGTCCCAAATCAGCAATTATTGGTGGACATGGAAATGTTATATGTGGATCCAACAATTTTCCTTCATGGGAATTAGCCGCTCAAACTTTACCTGGAGTAGAAGAATTTACTGCTTATGCGCCTCTTTATTTTCAGTATGATGATGACGATTTAATGCGTCCCCAACGAGTAATAAATGCTCCAGGCTATAATGTAATTGCAGGTGGAAAAAATAATTATTTAAATAATATATACTCAGTAATTGGAGGAGGAGTATGCAATGGCATGTTCTCTGACAGATGCACCAGAAATCCTCCAGTAGGAAGCGCGCCTCCATATCCTTCAGAATTAAGTGGTCAATATAATTTTATTGGAGGAGGACTTTGTAATAATTTATATAATTCAAAAACATCAGTTATAGCTGGGGGAACTCTTAATACCGTGAGTATGTCTAATAATAGTTCTATAGCTGGAGGTTGTAGAAATTTAATATCTGGATTAGGTGGATCAAATAATACTTTAGCTGGAGGCTTTTGGAATAGTATTTTAGGTGGCGAGTTTCAATTTATGGGAGGTGGTTATAGAAATTTAATATCTGGATCAAGTTTTTCTGCTTTAATTGGAGGATCTCAAAATTCAATTCTAAGCGATAGAATTATTGGTCGAGCAGCTGATCAATTAAATATTATAGCTGGTGGAGCTGGTAATTCAATTTCTGGATGTTTAAATTCAATTGTTGGAGGTCAAAATAATCTTATAAACGGAGCATTTAACGCTATATTTGCAGGAACAGAAAATATTATTAAAAATGTATCATGCGTAACAATATTAGGAGGGTATAAAGTATCTGGAATTCACGCTGGATCTACTATTATAGGAGATACAACTAATAGATTTAAAAAATCTGATAATCGAGACGCTTTAACTCTAGATTTTATAAGTGGCACTTATATTAAGAATAAAATAATTTTCCAAAATGATAATTATGTACCATCAAATCATACATCATTTGGAATTAGCGGTCAAATTTCATATGATAAAAATTATCTATATAGACATAACGGAGATTATTGGACAAGAACAGCAATGTCCACTTGGTAAATTTTAATAAAGATAAAAGCGTAATCCTTTCTAAGGATAATTTGTTTCGAGTGTAATATATTTTATGCGTACATTTAATGGTTTACAAGTTTTTACTTCACAGCTAACGAATAGCGGTCAATTAGACGCTAGATACGTAAGGATATCTGGAAATGATTCTATACCAAATTTAAATTTAGGAGTTAGAGTTGGATCA